TCACAGAACCCCATAGCCAACCAATATCAGATTGATCAGACGTTCCCTCTGCAAAATATTTATCTGTTTCCAAATTAACCCTTGTATCAACCCAACTAGGGCTGTAATTATTTATACCAAGAAAGCGTGAAACATTTAAATCTGGTAACGACATATAATGATATCCCACGCCAGTTGATTCGCTCGTATCAAATGATTCTGAAAAAGTATATTCTGTGCGAAGTGCTTTAGTCGCTTTTGCTTTGCTTGACGATGATTTATCAGCAGGGCCGGTGGCCTTAGAAACACCAACCATTTTTTCTAAAGTCACAATAAATTTGTCCATTATTTCTAAAACAACTTTAATTCCATCCGGGCTTCCTGTTTTTGGACTTGCCATTTTTGCAAGCTCGTTTGTTTCTTGTAAAAGAGTGCTAACAGGAGCCAAAGCCTTGTCGTGAGCCTTGCCGGCGAGGATGTCTTTATACGCTTGTTCAAATGGAGCCTGTTTGCAGCCAAAACTTTGCCACTTGCCGTTCAAAAAGGTAGCCCAAGGAACGTCCTTGTATAATACGATAGCCTCTGCTTTATAAAGAGATTTAAACGCCTTGAGCAATTGTTCACAGTTTGTCGCAGAGGCAATGCTGGGCGGGTCAGCGAAGATATTTTTATACACTTGTTCAAATGGAGCTTTTGAACAACCAAATTTTTTCCACTTGCCACCCAAGAACTCGGCCCAAGAAACGCCCTTCCATAATTTGTCCGCCTCTGCTTTTGAAAGAGATTCAAACGCGTTGAGCAACTGTTTACAGTTTGTCGCAGAGGCAATGCTTACCTTGGCATAACTCATACCAACGCCGGACCAACTAGAGCCAAGAAAATCAACCATAGAGTCTTGAAAAGTAACTATTGGGCCGGCCCAGTTGCTCGCATCAGCATATTTTTGAAACTCTGGTATAAATTTTTCAGTGATATAATCATAATATGGATATGTCCTCTTAACCAATAAGCCCGTTGTTGGATCTTCAATTGTTTTTGACTTTTTCGAATACCACAGCGACGTTTCATAATATTTAGAAAACATCTCTTGTTGTGGGCGTAGAACACTCAAAAGCTCCTTGATATATGGAATTGTTGGGTCTGTGACTTCTAAAGCAATCCTGTATGAATATTTTCCAGCATTAATATCTTTTATTTCGCGATCATAAATTGCAAAGGCGCGGATGCCTTTTGATAAATTCATTTTATCAGTTAACTCGCCAAAGAGCTTGCTGTTATCCAACAAAGTGAGAGCCACCTCGACATCGCCGGGGCCCTGGCCGGTTGCTGCGATAAGAGTTGGCCCATTATCATCATCGGGCGCCTTTTCGTCTATTCTCGTTCTGTATATCTTAACTGAAGATATGCGCGAGTTTTTTGTAAGGTAATCTGCTATATCCAGTTCTTCATCGGCAAACAAACCATTATATGTTGAGTTATCTTTTAAAAATTGTCTTTGATCAAACATAAACACAAGACTTGCTTCATTTTCGTCATTTCTTGATACAAACAGTTCTGAAAAATATCTTGGCTTTTTGCCTATCATCTTATTACCTTCTGTCGTTTTAAGTCTTTCAGCAATATTTAAAGTCGGCATTATTTGATTTTCAACGTGTGTTAAATCTAGTTGTGTTTGCTCAAGCCTGGCTACACTTCTAAAGTCTTGTACAATGTTGTTTTCAACATCGATGAGTTCTAAAGTGTCGTGGGGGGCACCCTGATAAGCATTATGGCTTACACCCTTCATGAAGACGCTAGCAGCGCCGGCGACGGCCGGTACATGCACAGGGCCACTCCAAACAGTTGCCAAATCACCAGACTTATCTATATCATCCTTTGTAACAAATTGTTTTTGAGTAGAAACAATCTGCCCATTATCAAAAATTGTAAATGCAAATATTTTATGACTGAAAAGACCCGCTTTCAAATGTTTGGGGGCAGGCAAACCCATGCCTGTAAAAAGATCGCCAAAATCAACGTATGGCTCAAAAAATACTGTTAAATGACCGGGGGTTTCGTCTAACTTAATTTTTTGAGGAATAAGCGGTATTTCAATTATCTCGTTTCCACCATCACTGACTGAAATATATTTGTCTTTTACAAGCTCTACTATATTTACCTCAACCGCAGGGTGGTAGCCATCGTGCCCGGACATCGGCATGAGCCCGTGCCACGTCTGCCCGCCGCCGGGTCCGTTCCAGAGACTCCCCACAATCATATCTTGTGTTACTTGGCGTTTAGTACTATAGTGCATACGCACTTTAAAATATTTTGCAAAATCTTCATCAGCGAACCAAGACGAAATTTCATCGTCTTCAACAAAATCTTTTAAGTGTGCATTTACTTTAACAATTAGCTTTTCACCTTCGTTGTGAAGGTTCACTTTGTCAAAATATACATCGGGCACAATGTGGCCGAGTTCGGTTGTAAGATTTTCAGCCATATTTAGCAAGGCTCCTTAATATCTTTTGGTGGCGGCTGGTCAGTATAATTATCATCCACGCCAACTTTTGTATAATCGGCTTTTTCAAAAGCATCAAATCTAGATTTGAATTTAGCCAACGATTCTAGTTCTTCTAAAAGTTCAGGATTCATTTCGCCTTCGCCCTTAACATTAATAAAATATTCAACCTTTTCAGAATTAAGTTCTTCGTCTTCTTGTTGAGGAAGCAATTCCATATTTTCCTGCAAAGAAAAATTAAGAGGTATAAGTATTTCTTTTTTGTTTGTGCTACCAGTGTGCTCTACCATAAAGACTTCTACATCAAAATTTTCTTTATCAAAAATTGTATTTTCTTCTAATATTTCTAAAACAAAATCATCTTTTGGTTGCATGGTTAAAAAAGAGCCATCATCAAAAATATATAAGTCGTCACTTTCAAAGTTTTTTCCTTGTGGTAGTGGGCCAAAATCCTTTTCAAGTTCTTTTTCATCCCCCACATCTAACTCATATTTTATTTCGCAATTAATCTGTGGTATTGGTTCGCTTACGCCAGCAGAAGATGTATAAACCGTTGAAATATTATAATTTTTACCAGCCAAAAATTTTATATCCCAAGCTGGTGCGTAATTAGATGAAAAATCGGCTGTTCCCAGCGGAGCTTTCATTGGATTCCAGTTTTCGTCTCTAGCCATAAAATTATCTTTTTCTTGATTCAAATGTTTTTGAAACTCTGTTTGTACTCCATGAAAAAGATATTGAGTCTTATGACGCGGAGTTGCTTTAATTCTATCCTCAGAACTGTTTTGTAGTTCCGAAAGACTAGAGCCATCTACGTCGTACATAATATCACCATCATAAAAATCATAATATGTTGGCTTAAGCGCACCTTTGGCCAATTGGCGCTTACCCTCTTGAGTAAGCTGAAATTCCACTACTTCTTCTTTTCTGTTGAAGAACTTCATTCTTTCTCTTCCTCTTTCTCTTCAAAAGTCACCTCTGCATCAATCTTAGCCAACTCGACCAAAGAAAAATAATCATATGGCCAATTATAACTATATGGCAGTTCATTTTGCTCCGCTGTTGAGCCTTGCGCGCCGATCTTAAAATCAAACTTAAATCTGTCGTCATCAGACTGATCTGCAGTTGTTGCAAAATAATTTGTTCTTGCTTTTCTTTTAACTTTGAAAATTATCCAACGTGTACCTTCTTGAAAGTCTTCTTGGAATATTTCGCCGGGCCCGATCTCATGCTCGACGGCGACAGTTTCTTGTCTGGCAGTAACAGCCCTATCTGGCATAACACCCTGCCAAATATTAGCCAAATCCTGCTTGGACAGCGTATCTTCGAACTCAAAAATGTACATTCCAAACGGCGTCATTTCTCTGTTAGTCAAGAAATCTAAATGAGGCGGGAATACATATTTCTGCATCCTCTCCGCCATATCTTCAATAGATTTTTTCGGATTAAGATCCATTTTCGGGACATCCTGTCCTTTGTACGGGCTCTTCTCTCCTAATGCAATTGCCAAAGTTTGTTTATCAAAATAATATGGACTTTCTGGCGTAACAGCCCCCATAGCAGACAGTTGCTGCGGCCGTAAAGGTATAACCACAATTGCTTCTGAAATCTCCTTCTGGCTGGCTAACTGGCCAACATACTTCTCCTTTGTATCAAACCCACACACCTTTGCCAATGATCCGACTTTTGTTGCTCTTGGGTCGCGGCTAGCTAATACCGGATCTTGTTCACGTATCTGCAAAGTAACCCCTTCCTTTTGAGTTGGAATTTTACCATAGTGAGTCCACATTCCGCCTGTTTCTTCTTCTAACACTGTTTCCGAAAAGTTCATCACTGGGCATTCAAACTTTGGTGAAATAACCCACGCGCTAGGGGCGTTTGGATCGTCTGAAATGCTTACTGGCTTAAACTTCTGGCCGCGATCGGTCTCAAACACATCGGCCGCTGAATACGTGACTTGCTTAACCTTTGTCTTTCCAGTCAGATTTACAGACGAACTAATATGCATTCGATGTTCAGTTGCGGGCTGGCCAGCTTCAAACGCCTTCATCCAGCCTGTTTTAAAATTATCTAGATTAGAATATGCAATTGTAGCTCCCGCAAGTATTTCGTCTAAAGAAAATTTATCATCTCGCGTCGGCGTGAAAGCAATTGTTGCTATTGAATCACCATAAAAATATGGCGGGGCATGAATTGCATAGCCGGGATCTTCATCAGAATATGCCGGCGTCGATCTATAACTATAAGGCGGGCCGAAGCCAGAGCCAAGATAATTCCAAAGAAATCCATCTTCCGGCCAAGAGGGGCCCTCAAACATGATAAAGCGCTCGAAAGAATCTTCAGTAAATTCCTGTGCCTTCTCTTGTTTTTTGCGCAGAACAACGTCCATCTTATATTCAACGCCCGAATACATAGTAAAAGGCTCTGCTTTTGAAGCTAACACAACATTTCTTTTATTTTGCAAAAAGAAATTTGAAACTTCGGCAAAATAATTATTTGCAGCCAAATCATATAAAAGATTACTAGTCCTACCGCTGAAACTGCAAGTAAGATTAAACTTTGCTTCCGGAACTGGAAGATATATATTTGTACCAGATAAAAAATATTCCCGAGGACTTACAATTGCTTCAAACGGCACTCTAAATTCTGGGGCAGCGTACACTGAGTTGCGGAATTCGACGTCGGCGCCAAGGTCGGCGATCGAAGTATGCACTGAATAATCAACCGCAACACCGGATTTAACCGTGTTATAAAAAATGCCCGGGGAATAGAAAGGAGTTAAGAAGCCGGCGTATCCAGCCTGTTTTCTTTGGACTAAAGTATTATCTGGCCCCGTTAACATATTTTCACCACCAGACACAGCACTACCATACGAAGAAGAAAACAGTGTTGCCATTTGCACGCTTCTTAATACAGGATAAAAACCATTATATGGCAACAATTTCATAATGCCGCGGCATTCTAATTTTATTTTTGTCTTTTTGTCCTTGTGGTCTTGGCGTAAAATCTTGAAATATTTATTAAACTCACCCTCTGCGTAATACTTGTAAAAATTATCAGAGGAGCTGTTTTCATCTGGTCGTCCTGATGCGGCTAAACTATTTCCAAACGCATCTTCAGCATCCAAAATACCATTTGTTCTTGGGGCCTCATCACTGCTCGCACCATCAATGCTTAAAAATCCGGGCAGAGGTGCGGAGAAGTTTCCGCCTTTTTGATTAACAAAATAATCCATATGCTCACTTATTCTAAACTCTGGAATAATAGAGTGATCTTTGCCAAATCTTTTAATGTCTTCTGAAAAATCTTCGTATGAATCAAACCAAGGATTTCGCGGTGCGCGGAGGTTCGATGATGCAGAAATATTATCGATCCAATATCTATTATCTGGCGTTGGAAGAGTTTGATTTGTCCAATAAAAACTAAGCGCATACTTGGACGTCGATGGCTCCGAGGCGCCTCCTATACCCCCCCCAGTTCTTCCTTGTTGCCAGTGCGCCATGTGCGATGATGAAATGCGCGTATAGCACGCAGAAGCCGTGAGCCATGGTAGGGCACGGCCCAGTGGGCTAGTTGCCGTACCGGAGTGGTTAAGCCTTAATTCGCCAAAAGTATCAAGAGGCCAGACCGACAATCCAGTCTTATTCTCTGTGCCGGCAACAACTCTATTTTGTGAATTCAATGCTGTGTTGAGCGTGCGCCTTTCGCGATCTATAATATTATCTCTCCAAAACGACCTGTGTTCTTGAGCATCAATTTCAGTTTGTAGTTCGGCATAATCTAATCTTTTTCTGCTTCTGGCTAAAAATGAATTCTTTTCTCTTGGCCACAGCGTTTCTTTATATTTCAAGTGATTGACTTTTTTAATTACGTCTGTCTTATACAAATCTAAAATATGATCATACATTTGAAGTCTAGAATCAAAATCTATTCCTAATTTTTTATTTAATTCGTCATGACTGAAATCTGATTTATTGTTGGCATAAGTGTGCTGAATAATAATTTCGGACTCTTTCATAACCGGCACTGAACCTTCGTCTGCTCCTAGATAGAAATCAACCTGATCAGTTTCTACTGTCAGCTTATGAACCAAGGGGCTGTACTTTGAAATAACCGCTGGCTCAATATAGTGTGAAAAATGACCTCCTTGAAATTTCGGAAAATCAGTTCCAGCAATTGTTCCATTAACTGTAACTGGCTCTACAATCGATATTGTATTGTTGCGCCTTTGATGTCTAGCAACTGGGTGCTGAGCCGCTCTTGTTTGTTTCCAAGAAGGATATCCATATGGGCCGTTCCTACGAGAGTTTAAAGAATTTAATATCGGGCCGGTGTTGGCGGGCAACGAAGCCCCAAACGTATCGTTCATTAGGCTATTAGGATTAATCTCATAGGTGGTATACCTTACCACCGATTGGTCCAGCGGCAGACCAAGCATATTAGTAGAAGCGGTTATGGGATCTCTGAGCACATTATTTAATGGCACAAATGTATCTGGCAAATGTTTTCCCCCTGCAGTTATACCAGCGATATTACTTGGAGCGGCTGGATCGGCTGGATAGAAGTTGGTGCCAGCGGAGCCCATGTCCATGCCAAGCGCACTCGCACTTATAAACGTAATATCCTTACTGCCCGTCGCATAACCATACACATCTGTAGATTTATATGAATCTGCAATCCAAGAATATTGAATATCGCTTCGAGGAATCATATGCTGAACGAACCAGTTGTCTTCAAGGCTGGCCGTTACATATCCTGCACTGGCGTCGGCGCCGCGGTGTTTAAGTACTGTTAGTGGGTTGTGGTTTACCTTGTGGAACGAAGCTGTAACCGACGATCCAGACTGATAGCCGCCCCAAGCCATTGGTTTTGACAAAAGATCTCTAAGGGGCTCTCTTACAATTAAGTTTCTATATGGCAAAGCATTATAAACAGAATACTGCGCAGAAACAACATCCAAATACCCTTCGTTCATGGTATCAATGCCGCCGGGAGCGCTGAATCTTTCAACAATAACTGTTTCGTTTCTTCCTCTATTGGGAACTTCAAAATCATACATGCCCAAAACATATGGTGATGAAATCGAGTTGGGCTCTGCGCCGTTGCTGGATCGGAAATATAAATTATTCGTCATGCGATCGCTGGTCTGAACCACTTCATAATTTTTCTGATAGTTTCCTATTATAGTTGGTAAGCCCAACGTACTTGTAGCGTATGAAACATTTCGTATGTTCATCGGCCTCTTGGCCATTTCACTGCTGCCGAATTCACCGCCGCCATAAAAATCGGCCCTTGCGTGATCCGCATTAACGTTGAAAGGATTGTCAATTTTTTCCTCTGGGCCGTCAAACAACCAAGCTTCCGGCCTTGTGGTATTGCCGGCCGTGCCGGCTTTGGCTGTTGTCGCTGGCACCTTTCTGTGGGCGGAGCCGCCGACATACTTCTCTGTGAACGGGCCCTGCATTGGAACTTCATAGTCGGGTTCGTATACATCTAGATGTTGATGGGCTGCAAACTGGTCTTCTGTCGTATCTGAAGTTGAATAATAGCGAACTGGCAGGCCGGCCGGTTTGTATATGTTGCCATCTATAACTACTTTAATCTTTTCTTGGCTGTCATATTTAAGTCTGAGTGCGGCGTCGTCATCGCAATTAGTTCCAATCTGATCTCCGCTCCCGTCACTCGGCGCCGGCGCAGCTTCCACCCTAACGACGCCCCTTGTTGCCTTGTATAAGTTGTATTTACTATTTTTGGTTTGAATGCCGCCGCGGAATTTGTCTTGAAAATCTACTGTATATTTATATGGGGTGGTCCACGATCTTCGCAGTGCGTCAATTTCAGCCTTAAACATCACTTGGCGATAATTTTGATCAATATCTTCACTACCCTTGGCTCCGGCGCTAAGATCTCTAGGCGAGTGTGGAAGGCCATCTTCTAAGGAGCGCTTGTCCCACCACAAACAATTTTCTGCTTGCTTTTCTGGTTGTTCTAGCTGCTCTCTGGTGCCGCCGACTGTTAGCGGAGCGTGGCCATATTTCCAATTATAAAGAAGTTTATTGATACTCTCCAGAGAACCAGAGGGATCATCTTGTTTCATCTCAAGCGTCGGAAACTGATGGCGGTATTTACTTCTTTCAAAAATATGGCTTTCGACCATATTCCTTACACCGTCTGAAACGTTCGCGGATGCTGGGAATAGCTGCTCAATAATTCTATTAAGGGAAAGATCTAGCCACTGGAAATATTCCAAATATTTGTCTAAGTCTGGCGTATTGTCGATTCTCTCAAAAAAGAGGCCTCTTAGCTTTCCTAAATTTTTGTATTCCTGTCTATATTTATCAACTGGTTCTCCGACAAGATTGGCATAATCAACAATCGAAGACATGACATTTACCATTTCTTGTGAAATGTTCTGATACATACTTCTTTCCACATTCATAAATGTGGAAATTGGTGCAGACTCTTTTGTAAATTGTAAATCGTCCTCTCGTAAGATTTGAACCGTGTCTTCTGTGTGTAAGTTTTCTGGCAATTGTTTCTTAGCCGACTGAACATATTCTTTTTCGAATACGCGAGTTTCACTTGCTTTAAAAAAGTCGCCGCGGCCTGTGTGGAACTTTTTAATTACATCTCCCATTTTTCCGTAGCGTGCACGAGTATTTAGATTGGCGACAGAACCAGAAGATGCATCGATAACAGGGAATCTGCCGCTGGTGTCCGATCCACTAACTTGCGCGAAATCCCAGTTCAATATCAAAGTTTCAGATTTTGGCACAAAAACATCACTTATTTGTGATTGGCCCAAATAAGCACTCTTGTAGGGCTGTGCAATACCATAGTTTTCTGGGTCAAAAGCATGCGCCTTAATGGTGTTATTATCCAAATAATCTGCCCAGACTCTCATCGATGAAATTTTTGTATCCGTTCTTTGATGTACTGTCGAAGCTGTCATGTGTTGGCGATGAGCGCCAACATAAACTCTGCGCGAGTGCGAGGCTAAAGAGACACCCTGAAGATAAGTTGGTATAGACGCTGAAAGCGAAAATTCACCATTAACATAGCTTCCTACTGTACTTATGCCATAAAATTCAATGTTTGAGCCAGTTACTCCAACTGCGAAGCTTCCGCTTGTAAAATCTGCAAGATCAAATTTTCTCGGCTTAACACGAACTGCAAAATTCCATTTTTGATTATTATAAACATCCTTAAAAACAGGCGAAGCAATTTCTTTAAAACTAAAATCGCCAGAAGAAGTTAAAACAAAATATACATCATTTGAATATATTTTACTGCGTACAGCGTGCACTTGAAAGTTTGCATAATTTGGTGTTGGAAAACCAGTATCATCTGCAGTACTAGCCGTATTGTGCTGGTGTACGCCAAACAACGAAGATGTTAGATATGGATAACTTACAAAGTTGGTGCTGCCGGGGCTTGCTCGCTTGGGAAATATAACTTCGCACTCATAAGTATTTGCAATTGAACCTTCGGCTGGATTGGAGTCTGTATCATTCTGATCAAGTGTGCCATAAATAAAACCCGTTGAGTCTGAATTGGTTGGGTCTGAATGTTGATAAACGCTTGCCTCAAATTCATCCGGATCGTTAAAATTAATATAATTTTTTCTTACTACTGATGGCCTGTAGCCATCTTTAAGATTGTATTCTGTGTTGTTTGAATATATATTAAGCTTAAAATGTTCGTCGCCAACACCAAAGCATCTAATCAAATTTCTAAAAGCGGCTTCAGTGCCTTTACTTTTTAAAATATAAACTAAGTTATTGTATATATTTTGATAAATTGTATTTTTTATTTCGTCTACGTCTTTTTCAAATAGTTTCTTTTCCGAGCGGTTTAAAAATTTTGTGAAACTTGATACATTCGCAAAAATCTTTGGTGCAGGAAAGCCGGTGTTTTCCAACAACTGCGCGTAAAAAACATGAGGTTTTCTAAAATCTTCTGCATAAGTTTTATGTCTAAGTTTTGGAAGTTCTTGTATTTGGAGATAAAGATCATCCAAATAGCTTGCCATTATTTGTGTTAAGTTGCGTAAAACACTACCGTTTTCGTAATCTTCTTCTGTTATCCAAGCCGGCAAAGTATTATAAATGGCAGACGAGTTGCCAACATCGTGATAGCTGGCGCTAGCAGCTAATCTGTTTTCAAATGTTATAAAGTCCGGGTGAGCACTATACAAAATGGGATCTTTGAACTCAAAGCTCGACGCGCCAGATTCAACAATCGCCGAATCAGCAGATCTCGCACCGGACGCATATCCAACCCACGTACCATTGGATACTCTACCTGAATAATCTATTACTTTTTTGTCTATAGAAGAGGAGCCCACTGTACCTTCATTGAACTTATAATAAACGCCCAAATCAACATTTGCTATATCGGTATTTGTTCCACCGCCAACTTGGCTATTCCAAAAACGACCGATCTCTTTTGCTGTTCTGGCTTTCCTCCAGAATCTGAACTCGTCTAAGTCGGCTTTCAGCTTGCCATAACCTAGCGTTCTGAAACTGGTATCAATCTGGGCGCCGCATGCGCCGATGGTACCCACCAGAGCGCCGCTAACAACATTCGTAACAGTTGGCGTGGTTAACGATGCTAGCTCGCTAGTGTGGACACCATCAACATATAACTCAAGAGTTGTAGTAGTTGATACTGGCTTAATATTAATAGCATAATGATGCCAACTGTTATCGGCAATTGAAGTCAAACCAGTATTTAATGACGCACTAAGCGCAGATTTAGTAAACGTTTTACCACTATATGTTCCGTAGTGAGTAAATATCTTTGTGCTATTGCCCGAACCGCTTAAAAATATAGCCAACTCATGGCCAACGCTCTCAGTGTCGTCTGATCCGGATAGCTGAAATATACATTCATTTACGGTATCTGTCGAGGCATTTAGCCACGCGCCCTTCTTCATCCAGAATTCAACACAAGCGCCGTCCTTCCACGCAAATTGTAAATTTCCCTCTCTGCTTTTACCAAGGTCGTCTATATTTTCATCATATATGCTTGCTTTGCCGCCAACAACATTGCCGGGGTCTGGAAATGTTTTTGCTATTGTATCTCTTTTGTTGGGATCTTTGTGCGGGCCGCTTTTAAACTGGATGTATTCAAGCGTGGTTGGCTTGCCCCAACCCCCAGTTATCGTACTAGTGCCAGTCCAAGTGCTTCCAAAGGAAACATAACCGTTTGTCCTGGGGTACTCACTATCAAAAAGATAAAGATCCAAATATGTTGATTCATTACGCCATTTTTGCTTTTCTGCCAGCGAGCCATCATATGGATAATAATCTTTAATTCTTGTTATTGATTCATTATAATATTGAGCACTTAAACCAAAACGAGCAAAGTTTGCCGGATCAGAATAATCCACCTCTGGAACAAACCTGCGGGTTTCTTTATTAGATTCTCTGACTAAATCTCCGGATTCAACATCCAAAGAGCTTGAATTAAGCGCAGATAAACTTTGGTGAACCACCGAAGTTAAGTTGGTGGTTTTTTTACTTTTTTCCGCATCAAATAGTTTCTTAAGACTCATTATCCACTCTAAACCTGAATGTTTCTGGAGTTTCTTTCCAGTTGCCATTAACTTTCATTAAAAATTTAATTCCATAAGCGTAACCCGGTTCAAATAAAGACATGTCCAAATCAAAATAATTTCCAGATATATCATAAGATAATCTTGTGTGTTCGGTGGCGCTTGAGGTGCCATATGAAATTATTGTATAATCATCGGACTCTCTATGAACGCTATAATAAGTTTGTTCTAAAAGCTCTGTTTGAACTTTAGTCGTTGCCTTTGTATAAATATTGGGATTCCAATCTTGTGAGCGAATGTATAATCTTAACTTAGCTGTTTCTTTAATGTTGTACGAATCTTTAAGATTTGTAATTGAAGTTACATATCGATCAGTAGGATTAACTTCCCAATTGGTATTAAATGTTTTAATCGCAATTGTTCCACTCTTATATTGAGTTGTCCCAACGTGCCATACGTCAAAGGCTTTTACAAGAGAGGTTCTCAAGCCAAAGGATGCGGTATATATCCCCGTTGTAAACCACCCGCCCGTTGCTGGCGTATCAAGAATTCTGCCAGTTTCGCCGGCGCCGTGATCATCTGGGAGATCAAGGCGAAGTGGTACACCGCCGGCGACCGGAGCGTTGTTGGTGTCGGAGCCAGAATACAAATGAACATATATTTTTCCTTTTCCGACTTGTTCAATGTTCTGTAACTGGCCGCGAATATAATTGTAAAAGTATAAAGTGTTTAAATTATCAACTTTCGGAGCCAATGAACTGCTTGCGTAAAAAGCGCCTCGATCATCTAATTTTGAATCTTTCCAGCGGGCCTCTATGCAGGGTCGTTTAAAGAAAAATTCGCTTCCTCTGCCAAAAAACTTCTTTGTGTAGTATGAACGTTCAGTTGAATCCTCATATGTTGTAGATAGAAAAACGCCTAGGCCATAATTACTCTTAGTGCCATCCAACCATTGGTTAACCAACGCTGTAATATCAAGCTCAAGATCCTCATTTCCTTTGACAAAAGAATAGGCATACGAAGGGCTGGCATGAAAATCGCCGCCCTCAGAAGTCCACGTTGTCACGCCAGATGAGGCACTCGCCGCATTAACCCAGTTTGAAGATCCCAAATCTTTATATTCGTCCATATCCAAGCCAGTGCCTTCGTCCCAAGACCTAGATACAGCCTTGACTGTCACTTCATATTGTTTTGGTAAAGTTTTGCCATGTTCTGCATTAAATAATCTTAAAAAATATTTAGGGTCGGCAGAAGCGGACAAAATTACATCAGTGTGTGTATCTGCCACAAGATCAGTTGTTGGAAACTGAAGCAGTATGCGTGATTTTTCTATACTACTTGTGTTGGCTTGCGCATAAATAGAAAAAACCTCCAAAATATCAGAGGCGCCCATGTTGGAGCCAGACCCTCTTGTAGAAAGATCTGATTTGAATGCGTTCGTTATTGTATTATCTTTTGTAGCTATATAACGTTTAATACCCATTATTTCACAGCCCCTCTAATATCATCTTCTGGGAATTTTATCTCTAATACATAATCTTCAGGCACAGATACATATCTGCCATCTGCAGATGTATTTTGAACTATATCAAATGGAGCCTGTGAATAATTTACGCCCGGTTTCGCCGTAATTCTTACAGAGGTGGTGTCTAATACGCCATCAATTCTGTTAACAGTTGTATAAACGTCGCTTAAATATATACTTTCGCCAATTTCAAATTTTTTATCAAACCTATCTTTTAGGGCAGAGAGCGCATCTTCTAGAACATCGTATTTGTTTTTTCCCAAAAGCGTGATTATTTCAATATCTATTCCAACATTAACAATCTTAGCATCAAGAATATCAATAGTGTCATTCAACATCTTGTAATTTAAAAGCCAAGTTTTTAAATTGTCTTTGAGTGTATCGTTTGCCGTAATAAAAAATCCAAGTGAGTTTTCAGCTATTACATATAAATTAAGATTTCTTTTAAATGAATCTTTGTCTTGAACAATGTTTACTCTTTTTAAAGAACCTAATTTTGTCGGCATAGAATAACACAGATTCATATAGTCTTGCTTTGTTACTGCACGGTTTTGTGTCATAAACGTATCAATAGCTTTAATTTTTAATTCATCAACTGTTGGCAGCGCTAAATCTCCCAAAATAGGCTCTTCGTTTGTACATTCCAAGCTTGAAATGGCCGCCTGAATTGTCGCAGAGTTGGTGGCGGCATCTGGCCAACTAAAGTCTGTTCCTTCTACAATAGTCACAGAACCAACCGGGGCGTTTACATTTTCAGTAGTATTTGTACGATAAATAACTGTTAAAGTTGTATTGGTTGGCACTACGCCCAATTTGTCTGTTTTAATTAAATTGGTTGGATCAAACGTAGTGTCTGTAATATAATCTTTGCCATATGTGTTTAATATAACATTCGCAGGATCCACTACAACCTCTGAGGTTAAATTATCTTCAGAGCCATACCCAAATTGTAAAAAGATATCATCGCGGTGGCGCTCGACAATAAATCTTCGCGGCACAGGAACAGCCTTAAGAACATATGGCGTATCAAATTTATCATTATTTTTATTTTCAAATGTTTTATAAATAACATTTTGTGATAACGCGTCCACTTCATAATATTCATGTCCAGCGGTATCGGTGACGGATAACACCTCTACCACGTTGGAGGCTGCTAATTGCAAACTTTTAAATTTTTTGTAATCGCCAAGTACAAATGATTCTTGCTCTAAAATACCAGAAATTACTTGGCCAGACGCTTTAACTGCATATGAAGTGGGCAAGCCGGTCGTTGCATCATTTTGTGCGACGACAACCAAATTATTTGGATCTGCAAAATTAATGTTTTCATTAAGAATATAGCTGGCGCCTGCTTCATTGGCAATTTGTGTCCCCTTCTTTAATATCGGCAAATAATTTGAATCTGCTCCAAGCCCCGTTGATTTAGCTGGTATCAAAATATAAAAAGTTGCAATTCCACTTGAGCTTGGGACGCCCTTATATTTAAATCCCAAAGTTTTACTCAGCTTGATCACATTATCTGGATCAATCGCAGTTGACAAAAAAGATTCATTTGCTTGATAATCCAGATAGAAAGAAAGCATATCGCCAACATATGCGACTGTATCAAGCATCAAAGCGCCGAAAGACGCCTCATTAAAATCTTTATACGTATTTGGATAATAACGCTTTGCGTATTCGATTAAATCGCCTTTGATTGTCTCAAACTCGCGATTAGTATAGTTTATTGGGATTATTTTTTTACTGGCCATGACATTAAATAGTTTTTAAATAAGAAATGAGATGTCCAAAGTCTCAGACTTTTGCAACGGTTTAATAAGAAAAGAAAGTGTCACATTCAACATATTTTCAATTTTTGCATTTCTAAGTACTTCAACATCAAGTATTTCTATAAAGGGCATGTATGTTTCTATCTGTTCATTTATCTTTGCAGCAAGTTCGTTATTGATTGTGCTGCTTTGTAGTTCAAAAAGATATCCCCTCAAGCCAATACCAAACTCCGGATCCCAGACTCGTTCCCCAGGTGAGGTCAAAATTAAATTCTTTAAGTTCTGAAGAATCATATCTTCATAAGTTGTATTCAACAGAAAGCCAAATTTTTTGTCTTTCTGCAAAGGAAGTTTTACTGATAAGCCTTCATTCATTTTTCATATATACTCCAGAATATCTTATTTTATTAATTAGTGTATCGAATCCCGCATTAACAAGTACTGATGGTATCCCGCCGGCGGTCGTCAAAGACATCAAAGCATTTGACAATGACTCTATACAGTAAATAGCTGACATTTGCGGTAATAAATGATAAGGAAAAATATATTCCATAAAAGTTCTCATTTCGTTTGTTTTGAGCAAATCTTTCAAAAGTTCTCCAGTCTCCATCCCTAATTTTTTTCCGACCATTTTGATGCGCGCGGTGGCCTCCAACCTGACCTTTTCAGGATCATTCCACAATTTCGAGGGCACGAAGGTGTTCGGCGCGTGTTCGGCAAAAAGGGTAAGATCTCCCATACTGTATTCTCTTGTAACTTCCGCTATTGGTATTAAAAAAGTGCCTGCAGCTTTGTCATGGCCGGCGCCGTAGGACTCGCCTATGTAATAGGCCGAATCGCTATAAACCTTCTTGTAACGTGCTTTGGCGGCGTCGTTGGAATCCGGAATTAACATCGCCGACTTATGATCATTATAAAACTTTTTATCACAAAGATATACTGCTCTTACGCCATATTCAAATTTATTATACATTTGACCGGGAAATCTATAAATGTGTCTGGCAGCCTTGAAGGCCTTGTCGCCGAGGCCCTTTTTCTCAGACGCCTGAAGATTTTCTATAAAATCTAACCACGCAGCTTCCCAATAGTCTGGATTAACGTGTCCCGTAAAATTATATGAATAAAGAGCCGGCCTTAAATCAAACTTAGCCGGGCCCTGAACACTGTTGGCGCCTTTTGTATTCTCTACAATATCATTTATCTGATAATATATTGCGTCGCCAAACGGGGGCTTGGCCTTAATATTAGAAGTGGGCGTTATTTTTAAAAAGCTTTGCCACAAAAGTTTATTTTTACGCGCAGGATAATTGATATCGGCGCCCATGAACTTGCTGATGTCCTTATTCGGTCGAGTAAAAGCCCCCCATTTATTATTGGCGAGTTTCTCGGAGTCTGTATACGGATCGGGGTCAAAATATGGCTGGCGAGCTTTGCTAAAATCAGTTAAATTAACTTCTCTAAAAGGCCTTTGGTGCCGGTACGCGTTTTTTCCGTTTTCATAATCATATTGAGAAACCCACGTCATCATATACAGCTTGTTGTCGACAGCCCAAAGGGCTTCACCCAAAGGTGTGTTTTCTATACTATTGTAACTTACTTTTTTAAGTTGTTCCAAAATTATTTTAATTGAGTTCCGACACATCACCTCAAGAGCTTCTTTACCAGTTATAAGTGATGGATTTTTCTCACTCTCCGGGTCTATAACGTCTTGATATTTTCCATATAATCTTTTTGCATCGTCGTAGTGTTCATTAAGTGTTGCTTCTTGACTGAAATTTCTTTCTACAAATTTCATAAAATAAGCTGTTAGTAGATCCTGCTTTTCGCCTAAATCTCTGTCGATAAGGAAAGAAGCGCTAGTATATACCCTGTCGGCAATTATAAACATAATTTTGCCAAGCATTGCCCCGTATAAAATTGCATCTTTGTATTGTTCTGTTTTGTCTATTACTCTCATTTTTTATTTCTTCTCATAAATCTTTTTAACCTGCTTTTTAATTTTTTCAATAGGTATTAAAGAATTTTCTTTTTGAAAAACTCTGATTTTTCGTAAGTGTTTTTTTGTTTTCTTAAATGTTCCCGAAGCCTTGCTGGCGGTGATATCTTTATACGCTTGTTCAAATGGAGCCTGTTTGCAGCCAAAACTTTGCCACTTGCCGCCCAAGAACTCGGCCCAAGAAACGCCCTTCCATAATTTGTCCGCATCTGCTTTATAAAGAGATTCAAACGCCGAGAGCAATTGTTCACAATTTGTCGCAGAGGCAATGCTTTTCATTGTCTTTGCGCGCACTACAAGCAGACTGGCCGGGTCTACAACTGTAATCTGTGGCGGCTTCTTCGGATTGGGATACTTTACTTTATCATAATATTCTTCTAAATAAAATTTAGACATCGACTGTGCGATCATTTTGTCAGGTCTGGTTTGCGGTGCCAAATCGAGCAATTGTTGTCCTATATTTGCCCTAATTGATTCCAAGCTTCCCTTAAAACTAGCTTTTGGTCCCTTGGCTTGATCGACGGCGCCGGCTTTGAACGCATCATAAAGTATATTGTCAAAAACTTCAGCTTGTTGGGCGCCAGAAGTCGTCTTCGAAGCGATAGCATTTTTGTTCATTCGTTTATCAATATAATTATTT